TAGAAAGAAGTACGATTAAAACGTCTTATTTAAAGCCATCTGATTTATCAAAAGAAAACCTATCTTTGCAGAAACAAAATTATTACGAAAGATTATGGAACGAGAAATAATATTTATATACCTTTTGATTCAAGCATTTTTTATGTTAGGACTTAGTATGTTAGCATTTAAGATGGAATATTTTAATTTAGCACTAATATTTTTAGCGATAGGTGCTTTAAATTTATTAGCTTTGAGCATCTTTATGTATGATATATGGGTAGGAAGATAGTAAAAGACAAAATGCACAGAGCGTACAGAATGAAAAGACGTACTGCAGATTGGTTTTTAAGTTATATGTACGATGGTATGGCTTTTATAAGGCTAAATCCTGAAGAATGAAATATGTTTATAAGGTTATAGATTTAATTTGGGTGTATGTTATTAGCCGATTGTATAGAAACGAAGACAACTGAAAATAGTTCCGAGTGGTTAGCATCGGTAGCAAAACACCACAAGCACTTTATATCGGTAGTTAAATCCTTTGGAGAAGACCGATACTCAGAAGACATAGTGCAGGAGATGTATTTAAGGATCTACAAATACACTAATCCAGAAAAGATAATAAAAGACGGACAAGTAAATCAAGGTTTTATATGGTTTGTACTGCGTAATATTTATGTAGACTACTGTAAGCAAAAATCTAAGATTGAAAAGGTTACTATAAACGATGCCTTAGATATAAAAGATATTGACGTTAGCGGAATAGAGAAAGCTAAAAACGATATCGAACTAAAGATTTATATGGAAATAGACTCGTGGCATTGGTACGATACGATGTTATTTAAGTTATATAAAGAGAACAATCATTCTATGCGTGAGTTATCTGCGTTAACTAAAATATCTGTAACGTCTATATTTCACACTATAAAGCATTGTAAGCAACGTTTGATTGAGAATGTAGGAGAAGATTATGAGGATTATTTGAATGGAGATTTTGAATTATTATGAGCGAATCCGAAAATACATACCATAGCTTGATTGAGATTAGAAATAATTACGCTGAGTTGATTGATAAATATTATCAGTTGGTACAGAAACACGAAAAGCTACAGGAAGAATTTGACCAACTAAAAGAAAGATATATGAACTTAATAGATAACAAATGAAGACGATAAAAGCGTATTTAGAAAACCAAAAGGAGTTAGCCTATGTATCATTTGCCCATAGTATGCAGGGAGAAAATGTTAACTTATTAGATGCAAAACACTTTTTAGAAAGAATAGTACATTTAGAATTAATGATTAAAGAATTAGGAAATGGAAAAGAAAAGAAGAGGTAGAAGAAAGTCTGAAGTTTTTACCGATGTGGTAGAAATAGTAAAAGACGAAGCACAAGAATTAGTAAACGAGATTAAAGAAGATGTCGCTGAAGGTTTAGGAGATACTTTAGAAAAGGTATTTGAGAAAACAGGGATCAAGAAGTTAGTAAAGTTTATAGCTGGAGAGGACTGCGGATGCGATGAGCGTAAAAAGAAACTAAATGAACTATTCCCTTACAGAAAGGCGAACTGCTTAACTGAAGAAGAGTATCTAATCTTAGAAGATTTCTTTGTAAAAGGAAGTGGAGAAATTAAACCATCTACTCAAAAGAGTTTATTAACTGTATATAATCGTGTTTTAAACCTTAGACAAGAGCCTACAAGCTGCTCAAGTTGTTGGAGAAACATAATTAATCAGTTGAAGAAAGTATACAACCAATATAAAGACGAACACGATGCCAATTCCTAATCCTACATCTTCAGAAACGGAGAAAGAATTTATTAAACGATGTATGGCAGATAACACAATGGTTAGTGAATACACAGATATAGACCAAAGATTTGCCGTATGCGTTTCAAGTTTTAACGAAAACACGAACAATGTTAAAGCAGCCGAACAAAACAAAAGTGGAAACTAACTATTACTTAGTAGTTATAAACCCAGAACTCCATAGACAAGTATGGAATAGTTTAAAACTCACTATGGCAATTGCTGAAGCTGAATATGTGTTGTTTTATGATAACACGATTAAGACTATACATATGGAAGAGATAACATACGAGAACTATTTAGGAATGAATTATTCACTCAACTAACAAAACACGAAACAAATGGGAAGACCTAATAAGATACATAGCCCAGAACACCTATGGGAGTTATTCCAAGAATATAAGAAGAAGACTAAAGAAAACCCATTCATAGTAAAAGACTTTGTAGGCAAAGACGCTGAGATGGTTTATAGAGAAAAGGAAAGACCTTTAACGATAGAAGGCTTTGAAAACTATTGTGCAGACCAAGAAATAATTCAAGATTTAGGAATGTATTTTAGTAATTCAAAAGGAAGGTATAAACGTTTTTCTACTATCTGTTCACGTATACGCAGGGAAGTGCGCTCAGACCAAATCGAAGGAGGTATGGCAGGTATGTACAACCCATCTATCACACAACGTTTAAACAACTTAGTAGAGAAGACACAGACTACGATAGTAGAGCAACCTTTGTTTGATTTAGATTCCGAAGAAGATGCTGACCATAACTAACGAAGATAATATGCTTTTAATGGCTAGGTATCCCGACAATTATTTTGACTTAGCGATTGTTGACCCGCCGTATGGGTTAGGAATTGACGGACAAAAAAAAATTGTTAATAAAAATCCTAAACATAACAGAAAAAAACACGAAAATAAAGGATGGGATAATTCAATACCTTCCAAAAATTATTTTACCGAATTAAAAAGAGTAAGTAAAAATCAAATAATTTGGGGTGGAAATTATTTTACTGAATATTTAAAACCTACAAAAGCTTGGATTTTTTGGTACAAAGGGCAAAATGATTTAACAATGTCAGATGGTGAAATGGCTTGGACTTCTTTTGAAACTGTAACAAGGCAAATAGAAATAAATAGAGCGTCTTTAATTGCACAAAATACTTTTCATCCTACTGAAAAACCATACAAACTTTACAAATGGCTTTTAGACAAATACGCAAAGCAAGGTGATAAAATACTAGATACACATTTAGGCTCAGGAAGCATTGCAATAGCTTGTCACGATTACGGCTTTGACTTGACAGCCTGTGAACTTGATAAGGAATATTTTGATAAAGCTATGGAAAGAATTAATAACCATACTGCACAAATAAAAATGTTTTAATGTTCACGGTAACGACATCTATAAAGAAGATACTCGCTTTAAAAAAACGGATTAAGATTATTCAAGGCGGAACATCGGCAGGTAAGACGTTCGGTATTCTTCCTATACTAATAGATAAAGCAGCAAGGCAATCAGGACTTGAGATTAGTATAGTAGCTGAAACAATACCACATTTAAGAAGAGGTGCATTAAAAGACTTCTTAAAGATAATGAGGTGGACTAATAGATATGTAGATGCAAACTTTAATAAATCACTTTTAAGATATGAATTTGCGAATGGCAGCGTTATGGAATTCTTTTCGGCTGACGATAGTTCTAAGTTACGGGGTGCTCGTAGGGATATATTATATATAAACGAGTGCAATAATGTCACTTTTGAAGCGTATAACGAGTTATCGATTAGAACGAAGAGAGAGGTATTTTTAGACTTTAACCCTGCGAATGAGTTTTGGGTACACACGGAACTAAAAGACGAACCAGATAGCGACTTCATAATTCTAACGTATAAGGATAACGAAGCATTAGACCAATCCATAATAGACCAAATAGAAAAGAACAAAGAGAAAGCTAAGACTTCTGAGTATTGGAGGAATTGGTGGAATGTTTACGGACTTGGTTTAGTAGGTAGCTTAGAAGGAGTAGTGTTTAATAATTGGAAGATAATCGACACTATTCCGATTGAAGCACGATTAATTGGCATAGGGCTAGACTTTGGTTATAGCGTTGACCCTACTGCGATAGTAGAAATATATCAATACAACGGACAAAGAATAGTAAGAGAAAAGGTATATCGAACAGGTATGCTTAACTCTGACATAGCTAAAGAACTACAAAAAAACGTAGTAGTATATGCTGATAGTGCTGAACCTAAAAGTATAGAGGAGATACGCAGACAAGGAATAACGATTAAAGGTGTTACGAAGGGCAAGGATTCGATTAATTACGGAATAGATGTAATGCAACGTCAGGAGTATTTAGTAACCTCTGATAGCACTAATCTAATCAAAGAACTTAGAAGCTACTGTTGGGACACGGATAAAACAGGAGTAAGATTAAACAAACCTGCAGGTGGCAACGACCATATTATAGATGCGCTACGTTATCACGAAATGGAAACTTTAGGACTAAACAATAGCTATGGGACATACGCCATCCGTTGAGGAAATGATAGCAATAGTACAGGACTACATATACGATAGAAAGCGTGTAAGGGTAAGAATAGTATTTGACAATCCAATGAGAATGAGAAGAGATGTAATGCTCTTAAACGAAGCGTATAGCATTGCAGTTATGTATAACAATAAGGATAAATAAAAGTTATAAAAATATGAAGTTAGAATTGCTTATACCAACATCACTAAGTGAGATTCCATTAAAGCACTACCAAGAATTCAGAAAGGTAGCTGAGAACTCAAACGATGAGGAATTTGTAGCTGAGAAAATGATAGAGTTATTTTGCGGCATAGAACTAAAGGATGTGATAAAAATCAAAGCATCTGATATTTCTGATATGGTTAGCCACTTCAATAAATTGTTTTCTGGAAAGCAAAAGTTTGAACACAGATTTAAGATAGGAGATTTAGAGTTCGGATTTGTACCTGATTTAGAAAATATATCTTGGGGTGAGTATATCGATATAGAACGCAACCTTACAGATTGGGACACGATGCACAAAGCTATGGCAGCAATGTATAGACCGATCACAAAGCGTAAAGGAGAAAAATACGAAATAGAAGAGTACAACGGAACTGCTAACTATTCAGATGTAATGAAGTACGCACCTTTAAATGTAGTGTTTGGTGCTTCGGTTTTTTTTTGGACTTTAGGAAGCGAATTGTTGACGGCTTTGATGGACTATTTGGAGAAGGAGATGAAGGGGATGGACTTAACGACTATTCAGAACAAACTCAATTTGCAAAGCAATGGGGATGGTATCAAAGCATATATGCACTCGCTAAAGGAGACGTTACAAGATTTGACGCAGTTACCAGAGAACCATTGGTTAAGTGTTTGACCTTACTAACATTTGAGAAGCAAAAGACGGAAATAGAAATAAGACAAATTAAAAAGCAACAACAAAAATGGTAGGATTCTACACGATTATAGATAAGTTAAAGACGGAGTTAAATAGTTCTCCGTTTGTTAATTCAGTTACAGAAGGTTCAATATTTAATGTTGACTTAGCTAAACAGACTATATTTCCTTTATCTCATATTATGGTTAACTCGGCATCGTTTGAGGAAAACGTGATTAGGTTTAACGTTAGCATCATTGCAATGGATATTGTGGATATATCAAAAGACGAAACTACAGATGTATTTAGAGGCAACGATAACGAGCAGGATGTATTGAATACTCAGTTAGCAGTTCTTCAACGAGTATATGAGGTAATGAGACGAGGTACGTTATATACTGAGTTATTCCAAGTAGATGGTAACCCAAGTTGCGAACCATTCACAGAACGCTTTGAAAATCTGTTAGCAGGATGGACAATGACATTCGATGTATTAGTGCCTAATCAGATGAGCATCTGTGATAATGTTAATACGGTTTCAGTTTATAGCCAAGTAGTAGATTTTGATCCATCTAACCCTGTTAGACCAAGATACAACTCTATTGAGTATTTATGTGATGGAAACTTTATTGCAGGTTCTTACGGAACAAACCAAACTAACTTAACAAGTTTAATTGCTATGTTTAATTCTAATCCACCTGTAGGTGTTAACGCTACGTTTTTAGAATACGGAATTTCTTATGATAATGGAGATGGT